GATATAGAGCGTGTCCGACAAGAATTAACTGACACCTATTTCTGGTTCCCTGCCCTCAACGAAGCGCGTCAGGATGCAATGATTGACATTAGTTTTAATCTGGGTCAGACAAGACTGCGTGGGTTTATAAAAGCGGTTGAGGCCATGTCCAGAGAGCAGTTTGATATTGCAGCCGACGAGTTTATGGACAGCCGCTGGAGTCAGCAGGTAGGCAATCGTGCCGTAGAGGTGACTGAGATGATCCGAACAGGGGAGTATCAGTAATGCCACTACAAAAGATGGTATTCAAGCCCGGAGTAGATAGAGAGAACACTCGCTATACAAGTGAAGGCGGCTGGTACGACTGCGACAAAGTAAGATTTAGAGCAGGTATGCCAGAAAAGATAGGTGGGTGGAATCGTATATCTACCAATTCTTTTCTAGGTGTTGCTAGGTCTTTGTTTTCTTGGGTGACATTAGGTAGTCAAAAGCTACTTGGTGTGGGCACTAACTTAAAGTTCTACATAGAACAGGGTGGGACGTACTACGACATTACTCCCATACGTGCGTCTGTAGCACTTACTGACCCTTTTACCACTGTAAGTGGATCGACCACAGTTACAGTCACGGACGCTGCCGGTGGGTATATAAACAATGACTTTGTTACGTTTAGTGGTGCCTCTGCTGTAGGTGGACTGACTCTAAACGGTGAGTTCCAGATAACGTACTTAACGGGCAACACATACACCATAACAGCTAGTGAGGCTGCAAGTTCTTCAGCTTCAGGTGGTGGCTCTGTGACCGCTGCGTATCAAGTAAATACTGGCCCTGCAGTAGCAGAAACACTTGTAGGTTGGGGCGCTGCTGGTTGGGGTCTTGGTACATGGAGCACTGGAGTTACGTCTACTGACGCACTGCGGATATGGACACAATCTAATTTTGGTGAAGATCTTATATTTGCAGCGCGTGGGGGTAACTTATTTTTCTGGGATGCGACTGATGCGTTAACCACTCGCGGTGTGCTCTTGTCTAGCGAGAGCGGTGCTTCTAATGTGCCTGCAATAGTTAACACTGTGCTTGTGTCAGACAACCGATTTGTGTTCTGTTTTGGTACAAACGTGCTGGGTAGCACAGACATAGACCCTATGTTACTGCGTTGGTCAGACCAAGAAAACGCTGTTAACTGGACGCCATCCGCCACGAATCAGGCGGGGGATCTTAGATTGTCTAAAGGGTCTGAGATAATAACGGCCATACAAGGTAGGCAAGAAATACTTGTTTGGACTGACTCGGCTTTGTATGCCTTGCAGTATGTTGGCGCTCCAGCAGTATGGTCGTCACAGACAGTAGGAGAAAATCTATCTATCGCCTCTCCTAGCACCGTTGCATACGCAAATGGTGTGGCTTATTGGATGGGTGTAGGCGGATTCTACCGATACGATGGCCGCGTGCAGACACTACCATGCACTCTAAAACGCTATATATTTAACGACTT